AATTCTTTAATAGTCCCGCAAACCTCTACTGTCGGCGGTATGTATACGGCGTTAGCTAATTTGCAAGATGTTACAAGAGTGAAGATTTATGAAAACGATCAGGATATAATCGATACAGATTTAACTATAGACCCTCACACAATTTGGGTGATAGTAGAAGGGGCAGAAGACAATGCAATAGCTCAAATCATAGCAGAAACAAAGACTGGCGGAACTGGGCTTAAGGGAAGTGAGATGGGGTCGTATCAAGAAACGCTAATAAAACCAGACGGCACAGGATTTATTTATAATCACACAGCTAAATTTGACCGACCAACCGATCAACCGCTTTACATTGAGCTTACTGTAACAAGAAAAGACGCAACTGTTGAAACCGACATAGTATCTATAAAAAACGCTTTGGCTGCATTGACTTACGACATCGCAGAAAGTGTACAAGCTTCAAGTCTTTATTCAACTGTTTTATCTGTGAGTAATACATTTGTAGTCACATCATTAGAAATAAGTCTTGATAATACTACTTTCACAGACGGAGAAGAAGAAGCCGACGCAGACGGAATAATAACTATTGATACTGCTGATATAACAGTAACAGAGGTTATTTAATGTCATTTATTGAAGACTATCAAAACTTACTTATAAAGCAATATTGGGAAAAGACCAAAGCCAAAGGTGAGATCGGTGTGCAAGCGGACACATGGGAAAAAAACTTTAACCTTTTAGAATCTTTTCTGGACGCTTTTGGGGTAGAAACCGCGGTAGGTAGTCAATTAGACATTTTAGGAAGGGTCGTCGGAATAAATAGACGGATTCCGTATGTTTTAAACAAAAACTTCTTTGGTTTTGAAGACAATCCGCTTTCGCGTGGCTTTGGAAGTTTAACGGTTGCATTGCAAGATAGAGCGACATTTTATAGTATATTTTCCTCTAAATATAGCGATTTAGAATTATCCGACCCTGACTATAGAATATTTATAAAAATGAAGATCGCGAAGAATGTAACTTTAGGCGTTATGGCTACATCGCAAAGCGTGTCTATTTCTGCTGCTATATTTCAGGCTTTTGGCGGTGAAGCGTATGTTGAAGACAATAAAGACATGAGCCTCACGCTTTATATTTCATACGAAATAGAAGAAGAAACTGTAAGAGTGCTTGAAACAATGGATTTACTGCCGAAGCCACAAGGGGTAAGGTATATTATAGTAAGGACTAATTTATTTGGCTTATTTGGATTTAAAGATAATATATTATCTAGAAGTTTTGCTAATAAATTTAATTTAACAACAGAAGCTGGCGGAAATTTCGCCGAAAAAATAATTTAAGGTAAAAAATGGCTAAAATTACAAGATTCAACGGAAACTATTTAGCATTTGCGAGTAGTTCAACGAGTGCGTTTAGAACGATTTTCGGCAGCACTGCTCAATCTAATACTCTAGATGCAAATATGACATCAGATTATTTTTTAGGCTGGCAAAAGGTTACTAATACAGATATCCCCCCTCGCGAATGGTTCAACGCTGTTGCTTATACTATATCGCATACGCTCGCTTACACGCACCAGATGGGTGTAGCGGAATGGAATACATCGCAAGAATATCACACGGGATCAATAACAACGCAATCTGGAAGCCTTTATATTTCTCAAAGCGATACGAATGTCGGTAATAATCCCATATCAGATTCAGTGAACTGGCAAGTAGTAGCATTAATTTCTGATTTAGAGAATGCTACTAGTATAATTTACAATAATGCGACATCTGGTTTAACATCAACTACAGTTCAAGGAGCTATAGACGAATTAAGGAATGCTGAGAATATATTATATGACGATACATCAACAGGCCTAGGAGACGATGTCCAAGCAGCGTTGGACGCTATTTTTGCAGCTTCTAGAATTCCCGCTGGTGCTGTTCAATATTTCGCTATGTCAACATCACCGACTGGATGGATCGAGGCGAACGGTTCGGCGGTTTTGCGTGCTTCATACAACGATTTATTTTTATCGATCGGTACATTATACGGAGCTGGTGATGGATCTACAACTTTTAATGTCCCTGATTTACGAGGGCAATTCATTAGAGGTTATGACAACGGAAAAGGAATAGACACGGGTCGAGTTTTTGGCTCTACACAAAACGACGCGTTAGAGCAGCATTCCCATTATTCTGGTGTAAGCGCTCAAGCTCAAGAGTATAACGCGTATACTGGAGCAGGCTGGACAACAAACGCGCTGGGAACAGCTACAAGAGTAGATGAAGCAAAAGGCGGAGCAGGAGACAACGGTATTACTAGCGGTGTAGTGACGAACGGCACTGGAATTTCATCACCGAAACTCGGAGCGACAACAACAGCTAAAACAACAGCGGCAGAAACAAGACCTCGAAACCTTGCGATGTTACCGTGCATAAAAATTTAAGGAGTTTTAAAAATGGCTAAAATAGATAGATTTGATGGAAATTTAGAGGCCTTTGCTTCTGACTCTACAAGCACGAACAGAACTGTTTTCGGTGCTGAAACACAATCAAACACATTGAACGACAATATTAATGCAGAGTTTAAAGAGGGATGGGAAATTGTAGGCGCTAACGACGCACCAACAAAACAAGATTTTAATGCTGTTTCTTTTACCACAACACAGCTTTTATCGTATTTGCATCAAATGGGCGTAGCGGAGTGGAATACATCGCAGGAATACTACATAGGTTCAGTATCTACAAGATCAGGTAAAATGTACATTTCTCAAAGCGATAGCAATATCGGAAACGACCCTGCAAGCGACCCGACAAATTGGTCTTTTAATGTTGATGTTGCCGATGTTGAAAAAGTCGTTTTCAATCAGATCGCCGCTCCAACATACGCAGAGGGTCAATTATTCTATGATGATGCTACAAAATCTTTATCTTTTCACAATGATAAAGCAGGCACAACATTACAAATCGGTGAAGAAAGCTGGGTAAGAGTATGCAATAACACTGGCTCTACTATAAACAACGGTAAAGTCGTATATATATCTGGTTTCGACGGAGATTGCCCTGAAGTTACCCTTGCTTTAGCAGATTCAGTTAGCACATCAAGGGTGATTGGTATATCTACAATAGATATTGCAGACGGATCGACTGGGTATATTACTACATTCGGACTTGTGAGAGGATTAAACACATCTGCAATAGCGTCGGGATCTGAAATATATTTAAGTTCTACAGTGGCGGGCGGTGTCGTTACTGTTAAGCCGTCAGGAACTAATTACGCGGTAAGACTTGGATATGTCGGAGTACAAGACGCAACGGTCGGAACATTTTTAGTAGCTATAGAGAACGGTGGAAATAAATCAGATATTGTAGGGTTGAGAACAACCGACGATGTTATTTTTAATTCGTTTACAGGTAATGTTAATGTAGGCGCAGGCGACACATTAAACGTGGACGGCACTATAGATTTCGCTAGTCCACTTTCTGAAATAAACGGGGGCACAGGCTATAGTTCATATACCGACGGACAACTATTAATTGGTAATACTGGAACAGGCGGTTTTGATAAGGCAACACTTACTGCAGGAGAGGGGATAAGAATAACAGACGGCGCAGGTACAATAACAATTGAATCTACTAGAGACGATGCCGAAGCTAGTGTTTTGGCTATCGTTAATAATACCGCCGTTCCACCTACCGAAGTTTTAGGCAATCGGTATTTATTAGACGACACGGCAGGCGGAGTAAACGCAGACTGGGACGGAGCGAGTATTAACGATATTGTAGAGTTTGACGGTTCAGTTTGGGTTGCTACTACACCGACAGACGGAACAAGCACTTTTAACGAAGATGATAATTATATTTATATCTTCACTGGTACATCTTGGAATTATTTGACACAAGCTATTCCTGATGCTTCAGCGACTCAAAAGGGTATTGCAAAGTTTGATGCTACTGATTTCACTGTAACTGCAGGAAATGTAGAATTAGCGCAAATGGGCGATTTAACTACATTGGCTACTACTGATAAATCAACAATAGTCGCTGCAAT